ATGTGCTAGTAGTCCTGGTTTAGGTAAACAATTTCATCAATGGATACCTCATTTAGGTAGTAAAGTAACATCATTAAAAGAACCTGCCAAAGCAAAAGATATTAAAGAATATTACACTAAGATTTATCCTAAGGTAGACAGTGATGATATTGATGAAATTGCAAAAGCATTTGTACAAGAGCATAAACGTAAATGTTATTTGGCAGAAACATATCCTAACTTAAAACAATCTGATATAGAAGTTCTTAGTCAATTGGTGACTGAAGAAGATATTAAGCAATATGAAAAAGACCGAGGAAACTAAATCACTATACGGATGTGAGTTTTGTAAAGCTACGTTCCAACGTGAAAGCACTGTACTTAAACACATATGTGAAACTAAACGTAGATGGTTAGAACGTGACCGTCAAGGTAATCGTGTGGGTTTTCAAGCTTGGTTGCAGTTTTATAAGAAGAATACTGCTGGTACAAAGAATCGTACATATGAAGAATTTATTAAGAATCCCTATTACATTGCCTTTGTTAAGTTTGGTAGTTATTGTGTAGATATCAAATGTATCAATGTTAGTAGATTTAGTGATTGGTTATTGAAGAATTCAATTCGTATTGATAATTGGAGACAAGATACTAACTATACAAAGTTCCTATGTGAATATTTGCGAATAGAAGATCCATTAGATGCGATACACCGTAGTATTGAAACCACAATAGATAAAGCTGAAGTAGAGAAGATTCAAAGTAGAGATTATTTACGGTATGGTAATCCAAACAATATATGTTATGAAATAGCCAGAGGTAAGATTAGCCCATGGATGTTATATCAAAGTGATAGCGGTATAAAGTTTTTAGATTCATTGCGTGACGACCAGCAGAAGATGATTATGGATTATATTAATCCAGAACAATGGGCTATTAAATTTAAACGTGACTCTAAAAATGTTGAACAAGTTAAGGAATTATTGAATGCAGGCGGGTACTAGAGTTCGTATACCATGGCAAACAAATCATGACATCCCTACATGGAATCAAAAATGTGCTTGGGCAGTAGAGACATTTGGTTTGCCCGGAGATAAGTTTGATACACATGCTACTGAAGATTATATGGATTTCTATTTCAAGGATGAGCGTGATGCTATTCATTTTGAGTTAAGATGGGGATAATGTGGCTGATGTTATCCTATACATTACTGCTAAAAGAACTATGGAAATAGGCCATGAGTTACGAAACATGGGTTATATTCAGGGTGTTGATTTTGATTATGCTTACTACCAAGAGAAGTATGACAACTTTAGCCATGACCCTATTGTAAAACGACATGCAAGATTTACCTTTTACAATGATAGTAATGCTAGTTATTTTGCGTTGAGGTGGGGATGAATATAACAGAAGAAATTGTTAATCAAGTAGCCGATCAGATGGCTAAAGATATTGATGCACTAGTGTTAATGTCTGCATTAGGATGGCATTCTTTTGATTTTAATAAAGGTACCGTTTATGGTCAACCGTATTTGACTGTACAACCATTGGACAGTATTAAATGGAAAGAAATGGAAGCATGGATGGTAGAAACATTTGGACCTACAGCACACGACGGTGTATGGACACCTGACATGAGATGGTATATGAATAATTCTAAGTTTTGGTTTCGTAACAAAAAAGATTTAGAATGGTTTCTACTAAGATGGCAATAATTGAACATTATGAACGAGACCGTAGTTGGGATGAAACTAAACCTGGTTGGTATGAATGTAGTGTGAAAATAAAACGTATTGACAAATACTTAGAATTAATCGATTGGTTATATGCCAATATAGGAAAATGTGAAAGACATTGTAGATGGCGTACTACTTCCGATGATACAGTTAGTGTCAAGTTTAGATATGAAAAAGATTATATTATGTTTACGTTGAGGTGGAGTTGATGGCAACCATACCTCAAATACAAGATTACGATGACGATGATCCAAATATAGAACAGCGTAAAAAGCGTTGGGATTATTGGACAGCATTGAAACTTGTACGTAAAGAATATATGGAACAAAACAAAGAGTTTGACGCATATGATTTTGAAGATTACCTTATAGGACAATATGGTATAAGAATGAACATTATTAATGGCAACATAACTGATGGTTATGAGATTGTTGACGAAAAGAAGTACCTAATATTTTTATTAAAATTCCAATGAACCAATTATTTCCCATAACCTCTATACAAAACAACAAATTTATGTTATCATGGCCTAACTGGGATAACATTAAACAGTTTGATACAAAAAAATTATTAATAGACTTATTGTTTAAAGATATGAAAGTTAAAGAAGCTGGAGTTGCATTAGATATGTATGACGGTGAGATAGATATTATGTGGATAGACCATCAATGGTGGATGAAAGATATCAATGGTGAATATGCAAAGTACCTAGAAGATATGTATACAATTAAAGGTGTAGCTTTTAATAGTGAAATAGAAGCATTAAAGCTACGAGATTACTTAGAGAAAAAATATATTTGGAAAACATTGCAGGCGTAATATGGCACAAGACATAATGATAGATATGGAAACACTTGACACAAGTCCTGATTGTGTTATCTTAACCATTGGTGCAGTAAGATTTGATCCTAAAGGTAGTGGAGTTGTTGAAAGACTAGAATTACGACCTACTATTGAAGAACAAACAGAAATTTATAATAGGAGTATAAATGAAGATACATTACGCTGGTGGGGTGAGCAAAGTCCGGCAGCTCTTGAAGAGGCTATGGGAGAAAATGGCAGAATTCCATTTAAAGAATGTATGGAAATACTTTATAAGTTTTGTTGGAATCGCCGTGCTGTGTGGAGTAATGGTGCATCATTTGATGTGGTTGTGGCAGAGTCGGCCTGGAGAAACCTTGAAATGCGAACCCCCTGGCCTTTCTACACCGTTAGAGATACACGTACTTTGTATGAGATAACTGGAGTAAGTCTTAAAGACGGCGGTCACGTAACCAGTCACAAAGCAGTTGAAGATGCCGAAAGACAAGCAATTGTTGTACAAAAAGCGTATACTAAATTAATTAAAGCAGAACTGGTACCTCCCCCAAAATGAGAATAGACTCAGATATTGACATTGACTTTGGTGATAGAGATAAGTTATTACAACTTATAAAACATACGCCGGCAGCAATGCGTAATGTAAAACCAATACGTAAACATGCTACCGGTGTATATGTTACTGACATTCCATATGATCCAGTCAACAGTATGTCAAGTATTGATTATACAGTTGCAGATAAACGTGGATATTTTAAATTAGACTTATTGAATGTTCATGTGTATAGTCAGGTTAGTGATGAACTGCATTTAATAGAATTAATGCGAGAACCTAACTGGGATAAACTTAAAGATCCTGTATTTGTAGAGAAATTAATTCACTTAAATAATCAATTTTATAATTTACAAAAAATGCCGGAACCAGTAGATAGTATTCCTAGATTAGCTATGTTTCTAGCTGTAATTCGTCCTGGTAAGAAGCATTTAATAGGTGAACGATGGATTAATGTTGCTAAAACTGTATGGGATAAAGGTACAGACGGGTATGTGTTTAAAAAGTCGCATAGTTTAGCCTATTCACAGCTAGTTGTAGTTCATATGAACCTATTAGGGTAAGCGTTTTACTAATGTAATACTACGGCGTTTGCTTCTACGTTTATTTAATTCAATTATACTACATACAGGACCATGTAGTATAGTAAGACTTTTGTTATTGAATGTCCTAATATAGGGCTTAAAGATGCTCCATTCGTCTTTTAAGAATAGATTGATGGGTATTAATCTATTGCTTTCCCACCACCAAATATCACCTAATTCCAAGAATTTTTCTTTAATAGAGTTATCTATTATAGATCCGTAGTCATATATAGTGGTGACTATATCGTCCCTGTTTTGGACAATTCCTACATAATCTTGATTTGCGTAGGAACAAATAGTTATGAAGGGGTGATTTTCGCCTAATCGTTTAAAAAACTCGTTTTGTATCATTAAAATTATAGTCTCGGATATATTTATCGGGCAAACTAAACCATTAATAAATTAATATATAAATACACAATAGGAGATTACATTTGTGTACTCAACCCAAGTTTTCATTTATACACAACGCCAAATCGTTGTATTATTATCAGGATATTCG